CGCTGTCGCGCCGGTGAATACGCAACATCGCGGCGACGTTCGCAGGAACGTCATGCGCGGGGTGCTGTGCGCGAGCAGGTTTTGCTGATCAGCATCTTCTTCTGGACATTGCTCGTTACGGTCCTCATCACCGTCGCAATCAACAACTGGTAAGGAGTAGGCATGGAGCAGGAAGAGATCACCGCAATGAACATCCACTTGGACTACAAGATCCGAGTGTACTGGCAGGATCAGGTGTTCTTCGCGGATCGCTGCGAAGTCTTCATGGACGAGCAGATGGTCCAGTGGATCAAGTTCATCGCGAAGAACGGTCACATGATCGGGCACGAAACGATGGTTCGCACCGACCAGGTGTTGATCGTCCGCGTCGATCCGGAGCAGCAGAATGTCAGCAACTGAGCGGCGCGAGGTCATCGAGGAAATCGACGACGTCTTCAAGGACTTGTACAACCGCCTGACGTCGGCAACGAATCGGGCGCTGCTGGGCGATATGTCAATCATCGCACAGATCGTTGACAGCGGCAACCGCGCGTTCGCCGACACGATGTTGCATCGCGAAGCATCCGCTCGCGACTAACCCAACAGGAGGAACTAGCATGGCAATTGTCGAGACCACCCGGCGGCCCGTCCCTTGCGACAAGCCGAATGAGGCCGATACGCTCGCCACCCACTGGAAGGCGGCGAAGGCGAGCGGCTCAATGCTGCGCGTCGAGAACAAGGGCAAGTCCGAGTACCTGAACCCGGACCACGTCGTCGGCATCACTGACGGGACCAACGACTAGTGCGCAACACGCGCAAGGGCTTCCAGAAGGGCGCCAAGCGAGCTACCCCGCCAACCGGCGGGGTAGTTGACCTAACGCTGGTGTATCAACCGTCGCCCCGGCCAAGGCGCAAGGTTGATCCGCTGGCGCGGCTGCGGGAATGGGAGCGAAACAATGGCGGGGTGCTGGGAGAGGACGGACGCTTTGTCAAGATGTGAGCATTGCGGCGAAGAGTTCGACCCGGACGACAATCGAGCTGAACTCGGAAAGGTTGACGAGGACGGCGACTACATCGAGAACACGGAATCAATCGTCGTTCACATGGAGCCGTGCGGCACTTGGCTCTTGAACAACGGTTGGGCAATCGCGTAACGCGGAGAGAGGGGTCAAAATGACGGACCTACTTGCAGACGGGTTGTACACACTGACGGTCGTATCGGTCGATTCGATGCACGGACTCGATGACGAAAACGTGTTCGTGCTCGAACTCGATGGCGCGCCAAAGCCTTGTTGCATGTACGCGCCGAATAGCGAAGTCGGTCGCCAGCGCGTCTGGGGCGATATCGTGGATGACTGGTACCAACTGCCCGATGCGGTCGGGCGCACCTTCATCTTTCCGATCCGGCAAGTTCAGATCGGCAGCCTGGTTCTGAATCAGGTCGATGCGCCGCTAGTCGAGCTTGTCCCGACGATGACATACCACGAGCTTCGCGCATGCCGTATGCTCTTGGGCAAGTTCATCGAGTATCTGCCGACGATCCTCACCGGCGAGGACATGGACCACGAACTCGTGGACGCAACGAATTTGACCTACGCCTTCTTGAACTCGATTCTCAAGAACGCGGAGGCCGACGAGCTTCAGCGGGTATCTGACCCCGCCCGCTGAGGAAACCCCGCCTAGAGCGGGTCGTGGGGCGCGGTGCCAAGTCCGCCGGTGCCGCGCCCCGCGTCTACTTCAACCGAAAGGTTACAATGGCAAAGATCAAGTCGAAGTTCCTCGACAAGCTGCACAGAGACTTCACCAACCGCATGAAGGAACTGCAAGCGGCAGTCGATGAGACTGAGTTCTTGGAGGGTCTGCTCCAGACGCTCGAAACTGAGGCCGCGCCCAAGAAGCGCCGGGGCGTCGGACCATATGCCCGCACCGCCGAGGTACCTTGGCCGGTAGTTCAGACTTGGTTCTTAGCTACCTATGGCCCGACTGATCAGTACCGCAACCGCGAGCTTGCCGAGCATTTCGACAAGACTCCGGGCTGGGCCCAGATCCGGACGAACAAGATGCTCAAGGAGGGCATGCTTGAGCGGTACGGCAACGGGCTGTACCGGCGTCCGGCAATCTACACCGGTGAGCTGGCGCGCTTGAGCGTCGGCAACGGAATCATCAACTAACCGAAAGGGTTACATGAGGGACCATAAGATCGAATTCATGGGCGCTGCCATTGAGACGTGGCAAGAGTGCGTGACGTTCCTGGGCCGCACCCAGCCGTCCGCACTGGATGGCAACGACGTTGCAGTCGCATGGATGGAAATGCGCGACTCGCTCTACAACGGCATGCTGCACGTCATGCTGACGAGCACCGAACACGACGGCGACGTCAAAGTCTGGCCGGACGGCACGAAGGAGGGCAAGAGCTTCTTCTGGAAGCATGAGAAGTCCGGCTACCACGGCGGGCTGATCTTCCATCCGATCTACAAGGACGGGGTCAAGCAGGAAGTCGGAAGGTGGTCGATCCACACATGAACGGCGAACAGATCGGCGCTGTGATGCGCTACGCCGCGATTGCCGAGGCTGAACTTCTCGGTATCAGCGAGGACATTCACACCGGCGAAATGCTGGTCGTGCTACACGAGCCGAAGCGTGAGATGTGGAGTCTCAATCTCGCAACGGCAACATCAGAAGAGTTCTATGAGCGGCGTTTCTTCACGGACGAGCGCGCCGCCTTCGACGCCTTCGGGACAGAACACAACGGGAGGTAGCTATGTCAATGTACGACGAGTATGAGGACTACGACGACTGGGCCGAGCGCGTCGAGCGGTTCGCTGACCCCGGCGGCAACAGCGCACTACATGCAGCGGGTGCTGATAACCCGCGCAACCTACCCTGCCCGAACTGCGGCGCTGAGAACGTGTTGACGCCGCGTGACGTGCAGGCCGGGTACCAATGCGACCATTGCGCCGACGTTGCCGAGGGCCGCGCCATGCCGAGCTTCTCAGAGTACTGATGAAGATTAGCGATGCACAAGAGCGAATCGCTGGACTACTCGGTCGTGACGTTGAGCTAGTCCAGGCCAAGCGCATGAAGAACGACGTGCTGCTAGTGATCACGGACGACACGATTCGCCACAAGGGAAGTGGCTTTGGTGACGTCACGGTGCATACGCGCCGTCTGACGCTCTTCCAAGGCGACGCGCAGAAGGGCCAGTTCATACTTGCAAACGCACAAATGAAGGGAAAGTCGTGATGGCAAATCGAGACATGACGAAGCTCGACCACCCGAAGGTCGATCAGGACGGGACGATCACCTGCGACACGCCGGGAAGCATCAACCTCTTCGCGCTGGAGTCGATGGTCGGTCGCCTGCGGATCGAAGCCGCTGGCATGCGCTTTCGCGTCAACACCGGGCCGGTGGCGAAGCGTCTGTTGAAGGAGGCCGGACGCGAGGCACCGCGAGACAGGGAGAAGTTGGCAGAGGCGTTCCGCGCCTACGTTGACGATCTCAAGAAGGAGCAGTTGGGTGCGCCTCGTGACATTGCTGGTTGACGAGAATCGCTGCGGCGAGATTTTCGTTCACCGCGTCGATCTGGCAACCGGCGCAATCTCGGAGGACTTTGTCAGGGTCTCAACGATCCTGCCGAATGACCTCGAAAAGCTGATCGGAGTCAAAGAGGAGTTTGTGGACTAATGGCAAATCTCACCAAGAGCGGTCGGCGTGCAGGCCGACCGAAGTCAGAACAACTTACGAAGGCCCAGGAGACCAACTTCAAGTATCTCTTTGCGCGACTGCTGGGGTGGGTCGAGGATCGCAAGCCAACTGACTACTACCCCGGTCGCCCGGAGGATGGGCACTTCGCCGGTGACGTGCGCTCGCAGCGGATCGAGTTCATCGTCGGTACGGTCACCTACGACGTCATCTTGACGTGTCGCCGCAATGACCTTGATTAGAGCCTTTACCGGCCCGACTCGTCTGACCGAGGACCAGGTCGAGTGGATCGAGGAAGAGATCAACGGCTTGATTGATGAGCCGGACGAGGTTCGCACCGGCTGCGCACCGGGCCTCGACACAATTGCGGCACACCTGCAATGGGCAGAGTTCCCACGTGCTAAACACCGCCTTTTTGTGCCTTCGGCATACCACAACGAAAAAATCGTGGCCTATCTCGGCGGACGGGACGAGGACGTTCATGTAATCCGCTGTCCGCGCAAGACACAGCGCGCCGAGGCTTACCGAACGCGGAATGAGTGGATGATAAGAGGCGTTCACGATCCGATGCAGGATCTACTTCTTCCACCGGCACACGAGCTTGAGGCGTTCGTTTTCAAGCCGGAGTTCTACCGCTCCGGCGAGTGGATGTCAATAAACATTGCGATCAAGAGCGGGGTGCTGGTGAACAAGCACGTAATTCCGGAGGCTTGATGAAGGGCAACTACGAAACAGCCAAGCGGCTGCTCGAAGCGAACCCAAAGACAACACGCGAAGAGGTCATGGAGGCGTGCGGCTGCGGCGAGCTACAGGCAGCCGCTTTCATGCAGCGGTTCGCTGCTGAGCAGCACTTCTCAAAGCACCCTAACGAGTTGTTCGAGGGTCGCTACAAGGGCGAGGCCGAGCCGAAGCATCGGCGCGTGCCAAAGCCAAAGAAGGGCCAACAGAAAGGGTAGCATGATTGTTGCAGACGTAATTTCAGGCGGATGGGTGGTGGGGATCGTCGTCCTGCTCATCTGCCTCGTGATCGGGGTCTGCTTGATAGCGGGCGCTTTCATCACGTCGGATGACTACGACCGCTGGCCGTTCCTGATCGGCGGATTCGTCATCCTCTTCCTGGCCGGAGGAATCTGGCTATGGGCGTCGTGGCCGTTGAAGTACGACTACCACCACTGGGTCGATATTCGCGGCAAGGTGCAGCGGACCAGCAGCCGGTTCATCTCAGCAGGCGATAACGGCGGCACCAATCAGCGGTTCGTGTTCGTGATCAACGGCAAGGCGTATGGCGTCGATGATACCCGCGCCTCTCTGACCCGCGTCGGGAACATCGTTCACCTTCGCTGCAAGAAGGAACACCAGTTCTTCCAGAAGTACAGCGACGACGGATGGGCGTGCCGCTGGATGAACGACTCGCAAATCTCAAACTAGGAGGGCCACATGAAGAAGCCAGGCAAGAAGCAACGGATTCTCGACAAGGAAGTCGAGCGCATGCGCCAGATGGTGCAACGCCGCGAGCAAAAGCTCGCCCGAGCTAGGGTCAAGCTCGCGCAGGCCGAGGACCGGGCTGAGAAGCACCGTGAGCGCGGCAACAAGGCCGAGCCGGTGCCGGACGACCAGACACAGCACGGCGTTCCCGAGGCCCACCCGCACGGCGTCTGATGCCTAGCTCAATTCCGATGGACGAGTATCAGATCGCCGCTTGCCGGACGGCCTGGTACCCGCATGCCTGGGAGGGAGCACACCCGACGGCAATCGCCTACAACGGTCTCAAGATCAACGGCGAGGCAGGGGAGATTGCCGAGATCATCGGCAAGACATGGCGTGCAGGCGGGGACCTAGTTCACCTGTCTCCCCGCGAGCGCCTGCTAGTGCTCAACGAGGTTGGCGACGTTCAGTGGTATTGCGCGACGTTGTCGCGCGAGCTAAACGCGCACCTCAGCGACGTTGCCAAGTGGAACCTGTTCAAGCTCGCGAAGCGCGCCGAGCTTGGCCCTGAGGGATGGGACGAGGACAAAAAGGAGGAATTCCTCGAAGAGTACTGGTCAGAAATCGACAACATGCTGAGAGGCTAAATGGATTGCGATTCTATCACGGTCCGCGTTGACGTAGATCGTGACAAGGTCGGTCCGCCGGGTGCCGAAAAGGTGCTCATCGAACGGGTGCTGAAGGATCACGCGTTCGTACGTTCCGCAGTCATCCTTCGCAATGACGGCTTCAGTCACCTGATGCCGGACGAAACCACAAGAAGGAGTAAGTAACATGGCCGCAAAGTTGACGCAGGCGCAGTTCAGCAAGGCCGTTGCCGACGAGCTTGGCGAGGACTGGTCGAAGGCAGAGGTTGACGCCGTCCTCGAAACGGTCGGTGAGCTTCTGGCGAAGAACCTCAAGCTCAAGCGCGGCGAGCAGGGCGCGGTGATTCCGGTGAAGGGCATCGGTCGCGTCACCGTCAAGCGGACGCCTGCCAAGCCGAAGCGCATGGGTCGCAACCCGGCGACCGGCGAGGAAATGATGCTGAAGCCGAAGCCAGCCAGCACGCGGGTTCGCATCAGCCCGGAAAAGAAGCTGCGTGATGCCCTCTCCTAGTACAGTCGGCAAGTCAAAGCTCAAGCGTTCGATTGTCATAAATCGACGCGGGACTTTCAGCGGTTCCGATGCCTTTGGCAAGTTCGTGATCTCTGGCGGGCCGTGCTCTTTGTGCGGCTTGTCGGGACTCAACGTGAAGTATCAGCCGAAGGCATTCAAGTTGCCGAAGGACATCACTCCGGAGGCGACGATCCTCAAGACGACCGACAACTACATCGGTATCAACTGCGGCTGCTACGGCAAGCTGCACCGGCAGATCACACACATTACCGAAAGGTGGGACGGAAATGGCAGTTAGCGTTCAGGCGGACGCGGAGTTCTGCGATCAGATTCTCGAACTGATCAACGGCACCCATTGGGTGCAGGGTCGGCTGCGGACGTTCTGTTGGGTTCCGACGGATCGCACCGAGGGCGACGACCTCAAGAAGCTGTACGCGATCACGGAAAGCTTCATGGCGTACGACGACGAGGACCAAGAAATTGGCATACAGACTAGCGTCAAGTACGTCGACAACCCGGCGTACGCGCCGGACGGGGCAGAGCCAGTATTCTGCATGAAGAAGGCACAGTGGTGTCTCATCGGGATGGTCATGCAGGTGGCCGATTTGCTCGACAGCGAGGTACCGCTGACTGACGATCCGGACGCCGAGGATGGCGAGGAAGAGAAGATCAACGCTCACGATCAGGCCGAGCGCATCTGTGTCGGGTTCTTCGAGCAGCTTCCGGCGTCCTACAACACGCCGCATGTGGTGACGCTAAACCACAAGATCACAGCCGTCGAGAACTGGAACGACCTCAACTCGACTACCAAGCAGGACGTGATCGACCTCGTGACCCGAGCGCGCGATGCGTTCCTAGAGACAAAGGAGCAGACGGATGGCAGCAACAACTAAGTTCCGTCAGGGGCAGCTTCACGACCCTGACCCGAAGAAGAAGGTGACGCGCTTCAACAACTACGACACCTCGCCGGTGCCGCTGTTGCAGAACGCTTACATCAACAACGAGGACCTGGATGCCCTCGGCAAGCCGGAAGAGATCACTGTCGTGGTCCTGCCGGGTCGCGTGAAAGTGAAGAGCGTCACGCTCTCGTAGTGACTATTCTTCTTGAGTTCTGGTACGTAGTCGCTTGCGAGTCTGAGCCAGATGAAGAAACTCAGGAAGACATCCCCACGGTCGAAGTGTGGGGACCGTTCGATATCGAGACTGATGCAAAGGCTTTCGCTATCGACCTATGGCACGACAACGGTTGGGAAAGTGTAGAGGCTGAGCAGTTGACGTTCGCGGAGGCAGCGGACCGCTCTACTGACGGATGCTTCCACTGGCCCTACAAGAAGGAGGAACAAGGGGTCGAATAGGACATGAGGAAAGTTCGGGATCTGACCTACCGAAAGGACCAATGCGACCGGCGTTACGTCACCGACATGGCGCAGCGCCTCGTCGGGCAGCGAATCGTCGTTCAGATGCAGGACGGATCGGGCTGGCGTAGCGCCTGGCTGATGAAGGTCTATCCCAAGAACGACCGATTCAAGATCAGGTGGACCAAGTCCGGGGTGCCGACAACGTTGCGAGGTACCTGGCGAATCCACAACGCGGGCCTGTTTACCCAGGGGCAGAAACCTCGGCCAAACGGCTTGCATGGCATGGCTCGCCATGCTAGTATTACCAGTACTACCAAACAAAGCCCTAGGAGGGCACAGATGGCCACTACCAAGTCCAAGTCCGGAGCCAAGCGCGGTGCCGGGCGTCCCAAGCAGAATGGCGGGATCGCATCGCTGAGCGATGCCCAGCGCAAGAAGATGGCGGGACAGATCGCCCGCCTTCGCAAGCAGAAGGTCAAGTGGGATGGCCCGGATGGCATCTGCGAGCAGGTCGGCATCAGCAGCGCGCTCCAGGGCCGCGAGCTTCTGCGCGAGTACGGCAACGAGGACATGGTGCGCGAGCGCCAGGTGTCCAGCGGCGGCTCGCGTTCGAAGTCCAAGGCGAGCGCGTCCAAGGCCAAGGCCAAGCCCGCTGCGAAGGGCAGCAAGCGCAAGGTGACCGTGAAGCGCGGTCGCGGTCGGGCGTCAAACCCTTCGTAGGCCTGTCAGAACCGGACATCGCCCGGCTTGTCAATGGGAAGAAGCTGTATCAAATCAGCAAAATCTACACCACTGGCAAGTCGGACGGTCCGTCCGTCCTCATCGAACAAGAGCATCGCAACGTCAAGTTCAAGAGGTACCTTCTGGCAGGGCCGACGGAGATTCAAGTTGACGGCGAATGGGTGATCGGAGAACGGAAGCATGATCTCATTCAATTCTTCGCCGACCCTGGCGGACTGCGCACGGTCCGCGCCGAGGACATCGTAGACATCAACTAGTGCGACTGGCCAGGTGGCAGAGAGGCTCAATGCGGGTGGTTGCAAACCACTTATTCGCGGGTTCAAATCCCGCCCTGGCCTTTGCCCGTCGTTGTAGCATGTGGGGAAGCTACCTTGCCGGTTACGCGGCTTGTCCTGGGGTTCGAGTCCCCCGGCGGGCATTGGGTGATGAGGAATAGCCCTAGGCGTGGGGATCGCTGGATTCGGTTCATGAAAGCCGACGGGAGCCTCATCACCCTCAAACTTGGAGTCCATATGGCCAGGCGAATAGCAGAGTCGAATCAAAAAGGCCTGTACGGGTATATGGGGCGCTTGCGCAACCAGCCCGTGACTCTGGCTCCAAGACACCGGTTCAAGTTGCCTCGGTGTATAAAGCGGATCGACATTTCGCGCTTTGCGATGATAGCGCAGGCCAGTTGGGAGCCTCTCCTTTCATGTCGCCGCCGCAGCGCATAGAAATACCCAGCGACTGCATCAGTCCGGCGAGCGCGCAAGCGTTCGCGGCCCGGCGATAAGGCAACAATAAACATGGAGCGGGGATCAGCCGTCACTGGTCCTCGCTCCGCTTACTTGTGGAGGTTGATATGCGCAGTCGTGCTGTTCGTGCCCGCGAAGTTACGACCGATGACTACGTCGTCATACACGACCCGAAGGAACGCGACAAGAAGTTCAAGGTCTGCGAGGTTTACAAGAACCGCAAGATCGTGAAGATCACCTATCTGGACGAGGCCGATGAGACGGGCCACAAGTTCAAGATGATCAAGGCAAAGCCGATGCACCGCGTTAGGGTCGTGTGATGTCGCTTGCCGATTCTCCGCTCAAACCTTTCAAGGTCGAAGTCATCGAGATCAGTTGGGGCAACCGCACAAAGGCACTACTGATCACCTGCCCGCGCTGCGACCACGAGGGCATCGTGTCGCTTGCCTGGAAGAACAGCAGCGAGTACGGTACGCGCCCCTGCACGTACTGTTTCAAGACCGCTAAAATACCTCCCAAAAAGGAGTGGCAATGAGCCGTGACCGAGTCGAGGCGCTGTACAACAAGGAGGATTCTTTCACCGGCAGACCGCCGGATGCGGGCGAGTACCGTCTTGCCGCGCTCGATACGCTGAGACACGGTGACATCGCTACCGCACAGGTCCTCGCTACGCTTGCCGTAGAGAGGGAGCTAGACACGCTCGTCAACTACGGCCTCAAGGTTGTGCAGACATGACTCGGTTCTCAGCCCGTATCGAGATAGATGACGGAACGACTGCCGAGCTAGCCCTGTTGCGCGACGACAACGGAATCAGCTTTGTGTTCTATTGCGACGACCGCCCGCTCACCGCCGAAGATCCGCCAGAGTCATTGCAGGCGGCCATGTCGCAACTAGCACACGAGCTATCCGGATGGTACCGCGAACTTGACGGGAGGCTTCGTGAGCAAAGTTGAGGTCGATATCTCAAAGACCGGCAAGCGGCTCGAAGTCAAGTTCCCGTTCACGCCGGAGGATCTCAAGAAGATCAAGAAGGTCACGGGTCGCGCATGGAGTAGCTCGCGACACGTCAACACTGTTCCGGCAACCCTCGAAGCTGCCCGTAAGCTGCGCGAGCTATTTGGCAAGCGCATGGTGCTTACCCCTCAAGCGCGCCAGTGGGCGCATCGGTTGGTCAGGAAGGAGCGCAGTATGCGCCGACTCCATTCTGCCGACGATGCCTCACTGGCCAGCACCCCGCGCCTGATCCTCGACGCGATTGAAGGCAAGCCGCTGGACCTCGATCTACCGCCGCGCCACGCACTTGGTCGCAAGCGCGACCCGCGCCCGTACCAGCGGGCCGATATCAAGCTCATGTCTATGGGTCATGCGATGAACCTAAACGACGTGGGCACCGGCAAGACATTGGAAGCAATCGGCGCTGTGTTCGAGGCTGGTCTGTATCCTGGCAGCGGCATCGTCGTTGCGCCGCGCCGGACGCTAATCCCGGTTTGGCAGCGGACCTTCCAGTGGTTCACCGACTACAATTTCCTGACGAGCGAGTCGCCTGCCGAGCGCAAGGAGGCCATTACATACTTTGCGCAGAAACAGCCGGAGAACACCGTCCTCGGACTGATCGCTGATGATCTGCGCGTCGTCCGCTACTGCACGCGCAAGACTCGTGACGACTGGATCAAGGAGAACAAGGCGAAGCGCCACCCGATGCACGCGGCGCAGGACTTCAAGGGCAACTGGTATTGCTTCAAGGACGAGGTTCAACAGGCGCTCTTGCTAGCACCGATCAAGTTCTTTGTGATCGACGAGTTCCACAACACCGGCCTCAACAATCGGCTCTCGCTCTTCCACGTCGGTGCCACGTTGTTCGATGCCGACCGCAAGTGGCCAATGTCGGCAACCCCGATGGGCGGCAAACCTGAGCGCCTCTGGCCGATCCTGCACTTCATGTACCCGAACGACTACAGCAGTTCGTGGAACTGGTACGAGGCTTGGATCGAAATCATCACTGAGGAGTTCTACCGGCGCGGCGACCGAGGCGGCCAGCCGTCCGGCGTCAAGAAGATCCTTGGCGGACTGAAGCCGGGGATTGAGGACGAGTTCTACAACGCGCACCGTCAGCACATGACGCGACGGCGCAAACGCGATGCCCTCCCCGGCCTGCCGCCAATCGTTGAAATTGACGTAGATACGCCGATGAGTAAGGGCCAGCGGCGACAGTACACGGCCTTCGAAGAGGATCACGAGCTTATCATCGACGGCAAGCGGCTCAGCGGCAGCATCGTCCTGACGCAGTACATGCGTCTACGGCAGATGGCTAACGCGCGGGTAGACTGGGACCAGTTCTACACCAAGCCGGTCGCAACAAACGACAGCGGCAAGCTCGAATACTTGTTCGAGAAGCTCGATGAAAACGGTGTCCGTCCGGCGCTGCGCGGCATGGATGCCGGACCAGAGCCGCGAGCGCGAGCCTACGTTGGTGTGCTAGAGGTCAGCTTCGCCAATGTCGTCGCTGAGGAGATTCGCCGCTACGGTGTCGATGCCGAAGCCCTGCACGGTATGACAAAGCCGGATCAATTCAAGAAGATCCTCGACCGCTTCGAGTCGGAAGATGAGGCACCGTTCGTGATCGTGATGACGATGCAGACCGGCGGCTCTGGTCTTGACTTGCAGCAGGCGAACTCGGCGCACGCACTTGACGATCCGTGGGACCCGGACATCAGCTATCAGTTCTTCGGGCGCGGTGATCGTGGTTCCCGCGAGACTGCGCTCAAGTGCTACACGTACATCACGCCGAACAGCATCCAGGAATATGTCCGCAAAGTTGCGGGCGACAAAAAGCTAACGAACGACAACATTCTGGACTACGTGCCCGATATCGAGGCATTGCGTAAGTCAAGATGAGTCGCTACGCTCCGCGAGTTTCCGCAATCTACTAGGAAGGTGATCCGCTGGCCAACTCCGGTGGCGCTCTGTAAAAGGTCGAGTCGTGCGAGCCACCAAGCTGGACAAGGTAAACGTAACAGGAAGTGTCTAATGAAGAAGTTTCTCGTCGTCTTTCTGACGGCGTTTTTGTGTACGGTTTCCGCGACGGCAAGCAACAAGCAAACCACCTGCGAGAAGGCGTACAACGTCAGGCAAAAGGTTATCAACAAACACGGGGAGCGCGCACCGGGCAGAAACATCTGTCGGCAAGGAATGCGCTTCAAGTGGGTGTCCGATGACAAGAAGCACAGTCACTGGTTCTCGCGCCCTGCAAAGGAAAGTGAGAAGCGTGACTACCTCCATGCAATGAAACGTCTCATTGCACCAGCCCCTCCGTACCTAACATACAACGCGGTTCAGCCAGGACAGCCGCCAGCAGGCACGCTCTCGCGCTCGCTTGCACCGTCTGGATTGGCAAACTGCATCGTCAGTCATGAATCAGGGGGCAACCCGCAGGCGACCAACGGGCAGTACCACGGAATTGCACAATGGTCGCATGAGGCGTGGATTCGCATGGGCGGGGGTCGTTACTCTTCCGACCCGCTTGGTGCAACCCGCGAACAACAGCTGCAAATATTGAGCGACGGTCTTGCTCGATTCGGATGCAACGATTGGTGTCCGTACGACGGCTGTTGATGTAAGCGAGGGGCTGGGCGGTGTCGATCAGCGTGCCCAGCCCCTCGGTCGGCGGGCGCGGTTGGCTGAGGGGTCAGACAATTACTCCGCGCCCGCCAAGTAGCAGTCTAGCAGGCTCGAAATAGGCCGCTCCCGGCCAGTTTGTCGGTGCTAGAATACGTAGCGTGCCCCACGTGGAACGGGGGACACCGGAGGTTCGAGCACCGTACGGCGAACAACCTCCTAACGGCGACAGGCAAGCGGTGGTCATGAGATCGCCGCTTGCCCAGTCGGTAAATGTGATGGAGGAATAGTTGGCCAAACTGCTGATTTGGGAAACGCCGGAATGGAATGGGGAGGTTGAGCAGAAAGACAAACGGAAGAAACCGCGCAAGGTTCATGTGAGTCCTGCGCGTTTCGAGAACCGCCGCGAGGCAGTCGCATGGTGCAGACAGCACCGTATCCCGACTAGGAGCATCAGGATGACGACGGTGGAGCGATGACAAATAGACCGGTATTGATGCTGCGCAACTCGGAGCGGCAGAGCTTCTTGACTTGCAGGCAGCAATGGAAGTGGGGATGGGTAGACCGCTACAAGCCCGACGAGACTGACGTAAAGCTCAAGTTCGGGGACCTGATTCACCAATCTTTGGCGATCTACTACAAGCCCGGCAAGAAACGCGGGCCGCATCCTGCCAAGACTTTCGTCAAGCTCGTTGAGAAAGAACTCGATGAGTGGGGCATGAAGGTTTGGTCCGAGGGCGAGTATGAGGATCTAGCAACGCTCGGGGAGGGCATGCTCACCGCCTACGTCGAGTATGCCAACAACCACCCAAAGCACCCGGACTCTGAGTACGAGGTTATCCAATCGGAAAAGACATTCCAGATTCCGATGGGAATAGTGCTCGGTCATCAGGTAGTCGTTGTCGGCACCTTCGACGGCGTTTGGCGGCATATGCGGACGAAGAAGATCCGGTTTGTTGAGCACAAGACCGCCGCTGCAATCTCGAAGGATGCGCTGCCGATGGATGATCAGATCGGCACCTATTGGACGTACGGGCCACGGTACCTCCGCAAGCTTGGCATCCTCAAAGAGAATGAGCAACTCGACGGGATCCTCTACAACTGGCTGCGCAAGGCGATCAAGAAGCCAGAGGACAACTACGACGGCGCGGGACGCAAACTCAACCAGGACGGCTCGGTCAGCAAGCGTCAGCCGCCACCGTTCTTCGACCGCGAGTTGACGTTCCGTGGACCGGCGGAAGCACGCGCCGTGATGGTGCGCGTGCGCAAGGAGGCTCGTGATATGATCCTTGCACGCAACAAGCCGCAGCGACACGTCTACAAGAATCCGGGCATGCAGTTTATGCCCAACTGCAAGTTCTGTCCATTCCGCGATCCATGCGAGCTACACGAAACGGGGAACGACTACCAAGCGATGTTCGATGCAGCATACAAGGTGTGGGAACCCTACGCCGACCACGAGCTTGCGGAGCGCCGATGACGCCACAACCGCTAGCAGCTTCAAAGAAAATCAAGATCGCCGTGTTTGCCGATCCCGGTTGGGGCAAGACACGGTTCCTGGCGACTAGCCCCGGCAGGGTCTTGATCATCCGGCCACCATTCGAACAAATCGACGCGATTCTACCGGGCGATTGGAACCGCTGCGACGAGGAAATCGTCAGGTCCTGGGACGATATGGAGCAAGTCTTTGAGATGCTCCGCCACGGTGGCAAGAAGAAGTACGATTGGGTCTGGCTCGACTCAATCTCGGGCTTCCAGGACGCGGGCCTCGATGATCTTTGGGAAACGATCATCGCAGACAAACCGGCGCGCAAGCGGTACGGCCTCGACCAAGGCGACTACGGCGTCAATATGTTCCGGCTCGCGCAATGGGTGCGGGACATCGCCTCGCTTTCGGACCAAGGCTTTTTCAACTTTGGCATTACCGCGTGGCCATCTGAACTTCTAGTCAGCGACGATGAGGAGGTATCGAAGAAGTTGATGCCCTGGGTCCAGGGCAAGAACATGGCGAATAAGGTTTGCGGCTACATGAAGATCGTAGCCTTTGGCGAAATTCTGCCGAAGGGAACACGCGTGCTACGGTTTGAAGCCACAGAGCGTTATTACGCCAAGGACTCGTTCGACATGTTTCCGGACAACAAGCTGCTAAGGCCAACGATGGACAAGGTCCAAGCTGCCGCCGAAGCTAGCCTCAAGAAAAAGGCGGCGGCACGTCCGAAGCGGGCAGTTGTGAACAAGTCGAGCAGGAAGTCAACCACACGTCGTGTAAAGGTAAGGAGCAGTAAGTAACACATGCCAACTCTCAAGTACGGCAACGTCAAGGACGTTGAGACCGATTTCAAGCAGGCACCCATCGGCATCTGGCGGCTCAAGGCTGCCGACGTCAACCCGAAGTCCAAAGAGGGCAAGGGTGAGATGGTCGAGGTTCGGTTCGAGGTAACGCACGACAGCGACGGCAAGAAGGTCAAGGACAACTTCGCCTCGATCTTCTACTACGCACCATTGAGCGTGGATGATTGGGGCGGCGAAGTTCCGCACCCGTCGTGGCTGCGAAAGCTCAAGGAGCTTGTCCTGGCGTTCGGCCTCAAGGCCACCGGCGGCGATCTGTCGAAGATCGAGGGCAAGTCCTGTCTCGCACGGCTTGCCAAGGACGAGGACCAGGACGGCGAGTACCGTCCGCGCATCGCCAAGCTCATGTCGGTGAACGCGAGCGCCGATGAGGAGGAAGAGGGCGAAGAGGACGAGGGCGAAGAGGACGAGGAAGAAGTTGACCTCGATGAGATGGAGCGCGCAGACCTGAAGGCGTTCATCAAGGAGCAGGAACTCGACGTCAAGGTTCTCAAGAACGATTCCGATGACGAACTCCGCGACAAGATCCGCGAAGCTCTCGGTGAGGATGAGGACGAAGAGGGCGAGGACGAAGATGAGGAGGACGGCGACGAGGACGAAGATGAGGAGGTCACGTACACCAAGGCGCAGCTGAAGAAGCTCAAGAACGATGAGCTGAAGGAAGTCGCCAGCGGTCACGACATCGACCTGCCGTCCCGTCTGACGGCGAAGGCCAAGGAGTCGCTCATCGCCGCGATCCTCAAGGCCCAGGAAGCCTCCGACGATGAGGACGAGGACGAGGATGACGACGAAGAGGAAGTTGACCTCGACGAACTCAGCCGCGCCGAGTTGAAGGTGTTCATCAAGGAGCAGGAACTCGACGTCAAGGTCCTGAAGAACGACTCGGACGATGAGCTTCGCGACAAGGTGCGCGAGGCGCTCGGTGAGGAGGACGATGAGGAGGAAGAGGACGAGGACGAGGATGACGACGAGGACAACTACGACGACATGAGCGTCGGCGACCTGCGCGAAGAGTGCGGGAACCGCGAACTGGAGACCAAGGGCACCAAGAAGCAGCTGGTGGCAAGGCTCCGCAAGGACGATCAGACCGACCCGGTTTAGTCGCCGCACCCAACAGGCTGTCCCGGTTGCGCACCGGGGCAGCCTGTCTGTCCAAGGAGGTTAGATGATTCTAGTATTCGACAGTCTCGATGACGAAACCGAGCCACGTGAGTGGCGCTTCCGTCATGTCTTTAGCACTAACGAGTTCACAAACGGCTTCATTTGGAACTCGGTTCAACCGATCTTTGACCAGGATCTTGCGGACAAAAGGCCAATCGCCCAGTACTGCCTCGTAATCTTGATCGAGCAGGACGGTGACGGTAGTGATAGCACCGCTGCTCACGAATTCAAGATTGAGCCTAACAAGGTTCGAATGATCAATAACGAAGGGAGAGCGGTAAGTCGATGATCATTGGCGAAAAGATGTCCGACGCGGTCAACTTCGAGCGCGTTATCGAAGGGGCATCGGGTCAGTTGTTCGATGGCGTCGAGAACATCGGCCTAGGCCGACCGCTGCATACCGCGCCGACGTTGTACGTGCTGTTGCGCAAGCTGTTCGCAGACAAGGGCGTCGAAGTAGAGGTCTACATGGACCATGCATCGGAGACTGCTGTAACGACGCTGACCAGCAGTAGCGGTGTCTACTCGCGCGCCCTGCGCATGGAAACGATCAGGATGCGCAAGCAAACAATTCGGCAGGTGGCCGAGCAATACTTCAAAGAGTTCAGCGAGGTTGACTTTAGTGTTCATTGACCTGACGTTCAGGTGCGGGGTGCCGGATGAGCACTTCCCGCAGCTACAGGAGTCGATCTCAGAGTCCGTCGTCGGTATGCAGAACTCGAAGATCATCCAAGCAGAGATCAGGGCAGGCATCCCGCTAGCCGACGGCAAGGTCCAGTACATAATGATCGGGCAGCTAGTCGGCGCGGACGAAGTCCACATCTTGGGTCCGGGCGAAGATGCAACGGACGACCCCGGCTACAAAGACAAGAAGAAGAGGGCCAATGCCGCCAACTGAGGGATACATCGCAGCAGGTATCGTGACCGGCGAAGCTAAGAGTCCAACCGTGATGTTCATCCTGAGAAAGCTAAGGAGCCATTTCAAGCAAATGACGAATCAAGACTGCCACTACGTCATTCTGGCGGTTCCGGTCGGTACTGCCGAATCGACACGCAAGTTTGTGCTAGACAAGCTAGGAGTCAAGGTCGAGAAATGAAAACTGTTTGCATCCTCGGAGCAGGACCGGCGGGCTTGTTCGCTGCGCACACGGCGGAGTATGTCGATTGCGCAGTCGTCATCATTTCGAAGAAACAAAAGTCCCCGATCATCGGTGCGCAGTACCTCCACCAGCCGATCATGGGGTTGAATGATCCGCATAAGCCGGACGGCATGATCGCGACCTACCTGCAAGGCACCAAAGAGCGGTACGCTGAGCGCGTCTACGGCGACCGCAACGCCGGGTCAAAGTGGGGCAGGCTTTCCGCGCATCCGGTGTACGTGCCCGCTTGGAATCTGCGCGCCGCGTACGACGCTTGTTGGGACAAGTACGAGCCGCAAATCGTAGACCAGGAGGTTACGTCCGATGACGTTGACGAATTCACGGCTAACTTTGATACCGTCATCAGCACAATTCCGCAATGGCGTATCTGCGAGCATCCGGACGATCACAAGTTTGAGTCTGTTGCAATCGTCGTCAAGCAGAAGCTCGAAGCGCAGCCAAAGCGCGTCGATGACAACTTTGTTGTCTACAACGGGTCGGAAACCGGCCATTGGTACCGAACGAGCCGCATCTTCGGCTTTGATACGACTGAGGGCGTTACAACTGCGCCACCAGGCGTTGACGTGGACGAGTATCGAGAGGGATGGGAGGACGTTGGCTACAAGGTGGTCGGAAACAATTGCGACTGCCATCCGAATCTTGTGCGCACCGGTCGGCACGGCCTATGGGAGCGCGGCATCCTTACACACCACACAGTGGAGCATACCATCAATGCCATCTACGGAGACTCAAATCCAATCGGTAGTGCAACACTCGGAGGTTCTGAGCAGGGCGCTTGAAGTATTCAAGGAGCGCAACCGCGTCCGCAAGGATCTTTGGGCGCGCCACGATCCGGAGGACCAAATCCGCATGGTGATCGAGAAGGCCGAGCGCGTGCGGGTCAATCTCGCTGACGCTGCGCCGGACCTCGACATTGCTCTCGATGACGCAATCGACGGCATCAACTACTTCGCGTTCGTGATTCGACTCTTGACCGGGGAGACTCCGGATGATAACGGCTGACCAATCAATCGTGCTGGGCTGGTGGAAGCAAGCGATGCGCAGCTTCCCTTCCGACGGTTGGGATGGCGCAGCTGAGATCATTGCGGCGCACGACAGGAAAGTCATTGCGCTCGAAGAGAGGATGGATAAGGAGTTCCCCGAATGGCGCGAGCACACGGGCGACCTTCAACCTCGAACTAGGCCACCGCGATGAGAACATGCCACTTCTGCAAGTTCCCGATTGCAGACGATGAGCGAGCAATCGAAGCGACGACCAAGAACGCCTGGGCGCACTTCAAGTGTTGGTACGAAGGCGGGCCATTTGGCGAACGCGATCCGGTAACGGGCAAGCTCAAGGAGGTTAGGCATGGCGGCACGGTCGCCAAGTGAAGACAAACTACCTAGCACCGCAGGCGGCGACAACTGGGGCAAGGGATCGAGCGGATCATGGCGCGACTCCGAGGTTGACTCGACCAAGAACGGCAAGCGCGCTCGCCAGTCGGTTGCGCGCTCGCCGGGCGAAGACAAACTAGGCGGGAAGCACGCACACGACCCGCCGATCATCAAGGAAACCATCAAGCGCGGCAACCGTCGCGCGCAGACGTTCGTGAGCCTGCATCACCATAGTACGTTTTCGTACATGGACGGCTACCAGATGCCAGAGGCGCACGTCCGGCGCGCAACGGAACTCAACATGGACAAGCTCGCAATGACCGAGCACGGAAATGTCGATAGCCACGCGAAGTTCGAGCAGGCGGCACAAAAGCATGGCATCAAACCGATCTTTGGCTGCGAAGTCTACATGCCCTGTCCCTGGGAACCGGGACTCAAAGGGCAGCGCAAGACACACCTCACGGTTCTGGCAAAGGATGCTGCGGGCTATCGAAACCTCCTTCATCTTGTCTCTAAGTCATGGGACGAATGGTTCCGATTCAAGCCTACGGTCCCGTACGAGGGTCTAGTCGAGCACAAGGAAGGTCTCATCATTCTGAGCGGGTGCGCCGGTAGCCTGCTCAGCTGTTCGGTCGCCGGTGGGAAAGGACTCGATCCGAAACATGCCTCGTTCAAACGCGGGCTTCGAGTGGCAAAACAATTTGTTGAGGATTTCGGTGAAAACTACTTCATCGAGGTCCAGGGTTTTCCTAACCTTGAGGATCGGTGCCGGGCAAACCCAATTCTGGCACGGATTGCGCAGCGAACAGGTGCGCAACTCGTCGGATCAATGGATTGCCATTACACGACTTTGGAAGACTCCGAAATCCAAGAGATTCTACATAACCTTCGGGGCCAGGGTAAGAAACAGGATCTTGAAGATGACGATAGAGCCTGGTCATATGACACGGGCCTCTGCCTGCCGCTCAGCGATGGAGCAATCCTCCGTAAGCTTCAAGCTACAGGGCTTTCCCGCGCACAAGCAGTCGCGGCAATCCAGGCGTCAGCCGACATCGGGGCGGCATGCGATGTAACACTTCCTAAGCTCGACCCACCGGAGTTCCCGCTACCGGACGGCTACGCCGGTGACATGCGTGACTACTGGCGTGAGAAAATCCGTGAGGGGTGGAAGCGGCGGGGCTTCGACCGACTCTATGGCTCTGAGATGCGCCGCTACCGCGAGCGCCTGCGCTACGAAGTCGAGTTGATCGAGAGCAAGAACTTTGAAAACTACTTCCTCATCGTTTCCGACGCTATCCAATTCCTCAAGGATCAGGATATCCCTGTTGGTCCTGCGCGCGGTTCCGCCGCCGCGAGTCTCACGGCGTTCGTGCTTCGCATTACAGAAGTCGATCCGATGCGGTTCCCGCTGCTCGTCTTTGAGCGTTTCATTGACATCAACCGCGACGACTTGCCGGACATTGACATTGATCTTCCGTCGGAGGTAAGGGATCTTGGTATCCTGCGCGACTACCTGGCTACGAAATACGAGTCGGTTGCCAATATCGGTACTTTCACGTATTTCAAGGGCAAGCTGGCACTTGATGATGTGGCTCGATACGGAAACGTCCCCAAGTGGGAAGTCGACAAGATCAAGCAGTTCCTCATCGAGCGGTCGTCCGGTGACCTCCGCGCGACTTCAACTGTACAGGACACCATCGACCAGTTCCCGGTCGCGAAAGAAGTCATCGACGACTACCCGGTCCTCAAAAAAGCCGAACTCTTGGAAGGCAACGTAAAGGGTGCAGCCGTTCACGCCGCCGCCTATGTCGTAGCAAACGGCGACATTCGCGATGTGACGGCGGTCTACCGGCGCAAGATCAAGGATGTGTACGCGAGCGTCGTGTCGCTCGATAAGTACGACGCCGAGCGGCAGGGTCTACTCAAGATTGACTTCCTCGGCCTCTCTACGATGAGCGCGCTCTGGGATATGTGCCGCTGGGTCGGCATGCGACCGGACGACCTCTACCAGATCGAACTCAAAGACGAGAAGGTGTACGATGTTTTTCGCAAGAACGACGTTACAGGGGTATTCCAGTTTGACGGTCGGGCGCTTCGGTCGGTTTGTCAGATTGTCAAGCCCGACACGTTCGATGAGATCATGGCATGCAATGCTCTTTCTCGGCCAGGGCCGCTCCATAACGGCGCGGCTTCAGCATTCGCTGCTATCAAATTCGGCCAACAACAGCCGGAGCGAGTTCATCCTGCACTTGACCTCATCACTGAGCCGACGCAGTTCCAGATCGTCTACCAAGAGCAGATCATGCGCATTGTCCGTGAGCTGGGAGACTTTCCCTGGACGAGTGTCGCCTATATCCGAAAGATCATCGCGCGCAAGCTAGGCGAGCAGGAGTTCATGCGTCAGTGGGATCGGTTCTGGGCCGGTTGCCAGACGCTGCATAAACGCTACGACGTGCCGCCAATCTCAGAAGAGCAGGCACTCAGCATCTGGCGCGATTGCGTCACGTCCGGTTCGTACGCATTCAACGCAGCTCATTGTTGCGCCTACGGGTTGCTGGCGTACTGGACGGCCTTCTTCAAGCACTACCATCCTGAAGCGTTCTTCGCTGCGTCGGCCAAGCACTACAAGGACGGGGAGCACGACATGCTCCGCGATGCCGCGCGCCACGGCCTCAAGGTGCTACCGCCGAGCATCCGCAAGCCGCAGTCAACATGGACGCCCGCGAGCGAGCAGCCTGCCGGTGCCAAGGTTGCGATCCGCGCCGGACTAACGCAGATCGACAACATCGGTGACGCGAAGGCGAAGCTGCTACTTGAAAAGCCGATGCGCAAATGGTCGGAGATCACGCAGATTCCCGGTATTGGTCCTAAGACCCTTGAGAAGATCAAGGTGATGCTGCGAAAGGATGATCCGTTTGGCATCTACGAACTTGAGAATTCAATTGACGCGGTCAAGGCAGCCATCAGAGATGGCAAGCTGGTGGATGACGGTCGCCGTCTTCCATATCCTACACACTCCAGCGCCGAACTCGACGACGCCCCGACAGGTACACGTGTCGTGTGGGTCGGAAGAATGGTCAAGAAGAATATTCGAGACATCTTTGAGGTCAATGCAGCCAAGAAGGGAGAAGCCCTAGATCCAAAGGACGTTCGTGATCCGCACTTGCGCGAGTTCGCGATTCTGTACGCCCGCGACGAGGACGACCAGACGATGGTCAAAATTAGTCGCTGGGCCTGGCCGAAGTTCAAGAACGTGATCTTCAACCTCGAAGCTAACGACATTCTCGTCGTGCAAGGCCGCAAGCCAAGGTACGGGATCATGGCAAGCAAGATTTGGGTGGTGAGTCCCGATGATGACTGAGTACGAAGTTCGTGAACTGCTCAAGCGATTCACATACAAACCCGGTTGGAAGTTCGAGCCAACGACTTACTTCAGCACCAACCCTGGCGAAATGACGATGGCGATTCGCTACGAAGCCGAGGATGCATTCAACCCCGGCAGGCAAATCATAGTTGGCACGCGCAAGAGGTTTGTTGCACCAGTCAACGAACAAATGTTCTGGGCTAATATGCTCAGCATGATCGAAAGTGTCGAGCGCCACGAAGCGCGCGAATGGTTCAAGGTGGACGGCCAAATGCCGTTCAATCCACACAAGGAGCAGAGAGTATGAATACCCCGATTGACGAATATCTCCGCACTTACGACGGCGCAAAGCCGCGCGACGGCGTGACCCGCGACATTGCGTTCAACCGCAAGAGCTTTGGCGAGGGCCAGCCGGAGAACCCGGACCAGGGCAACATCTACGTCGGCACCGATGGCATCAAGGTAACGCTTGAGCAGGACTTCAATGACGAGCAGTTGCGCCACCTGCTCAGCTACGCGATCAACGCGACTCGCGGGATCGACCCGAACAACCCGCCTGAGCCTGCCGACTGGGAGGAAATGTTGAAAGGCGGCTTGCAGACCTCGCTTGAGGACTTCCGGATTGCGTTCGCTGTCTACGGCGCGAGCCGGACCGCCACGCACCAGATTGTGCGCTCGCGGCGCGCAGCCTTCCATCAGCAGTCGCAGCGCGCTCACTACTACGGCGACCGGCCATCGGTGCGTGAGCCTGAGAGCTTTGTCGGCAAGCCGCCGCTAGTCGTTATGGATCACGAGGACTGGCACGGCGGTCTGTACAAGCTCGCGAGCGAGTCCGGCGCTCGCGTTACCGACGTTGACGCCGAGTACAAGTTGCTGGCTGAGCACGCGGCCTGGTTCTACCGCTTCGCAACGAACAAGGCAGACATCAGCTACCAGGATGCGCGCTTTGGCCTGCTCGAAGGCACGGCGAATTTCATCTTGTGCGAATACTCGCTGATCGAGTTCATGAACGTCTACGCCTATCGCGGCTGCTCGATGTTCCAGTGGGAGATTGTCTGCATCATGCGCCAGATGCGTGAGCTACTGGTGGCGGCGCACCCGTACCTCGACCCCTACGTCAAGATCAGCTGCGAAAAGACCAGAGGCGCGCTCGACGCGGACGACGAATTCCATCGCCTCGATGGCAGCAACGCCCACCATTGCACGTTCCAGGGCTGGGAGCACGTCGAGCCACAGTGTGACTTCCCTTGGGCGCGCGAGAGCAACCGCAGCTTCAAGAGCCAGCACCACGAGATTGCTGACAGGAGCAAGTCGTGATCGAGTACGACAAGCACAAGTTCAAGGAGGCCGTCCAAATCCTTGCTCCTGGCACCGGGCAGGCGGCGCTCGACGCAATTGCCGACACAATCGAAGAGGCTAACGACAACTGTTGCGGCTGCGGCTGGCCCGCTGAAATGGCAGAGATTCTGAGAAGTGGCGCTGGCAAGGCTCCCGATGCGCGGACAGACAACAGCTAGACGCAAGCTCACGCCGCCGGTACAAATCTGCCACTGTCCCGGCGGCGGCGGGCACCTTTGGGCCGGACTAAACCCGCGTTGGTATAACGAGGTCGGCCATCCGCTGAACGAGGAACACTGGTGCCCGGATCACCAGGAAGAAAAGGTCCAAATGCAACATGCGCGGATCGGTGATGCAGTCTCGGCGGCGGCGACCTTCTACAATGAGTTGCCGCTGCCTGAGACACGCAAATGCTTCAACCCTGCGCCGACGGCTCATGAAGCGGGTGCTGTGCTGCCTGCCGCCAAGTTCTACTTGCGCAAGTCAAAGAAGCGCCGCGACGGTAGTCAGAGCATCAAGCTCGATGCACAATGCAAGGCATGTCGCCGTGAGCAGGAGAACGAGCGTCGTGCCAACTGGACCAAGGAACAGAAGCGGCGAGCGAGCAAGGCCGCATCAGCACGCAAGCGCAAGCGTCGGCGCGAGCTACGCAAGCAAACAGACAAGCAGCTTGAGCTTGCGCCGCTGCGCGAGTGGCTTGAACAGTTCGTCAAGGATACCGGCACGACGCATGACTCAATCGAGCATCGCGCCGGTCTTTCCAAGAGCACCGTCAGCGCTTTGTTGACGCGCAACGGCAAGGTCTACACGAATCAATCGACCGTTGAGAAGATCGCGCAGGCGCTGGATCGCCCCTACCTATTGTCTCAGCTTTACGGTGAGAAGCGGTAGAACCGGCCCGCAAGCCCGCTAGCGGCGGTGAGAAAATTCGCTAGCGGGCTGAGAAAATTCCCTAGCAATGCGGGTTGCGCGGCGGACACGGCGGATTATTCTTGTTCCCCTTTGGCCCTGGGGGATTGCCGCCGCTGACTCCGTTGTTGCCGCCACCGCCTGACTGCGGTGCGGGCATTGGCGCTGGCATCGAGCGCGACGGTCCCGGCGCGCCAGGAGCGCCATTTGAGCCAGGGACACCGCGCGGCCCTTGCGGACCCTGTGGACCTTGCGCGCCACGCGGACCAACAGGACCGGGCGCACCGGCAGGCCCACGGTTGCCACGCGGACCGCGCACACCTTGCAGGCCGAGCTTCTTGATGTCGTCGGCGCTGAGAGAACGGAACAGCCGGATCGCCGCGTCGTGCTCCTGCTTGATCGTGGCGAAGTGCGTGATGCGATTGATCAGCGCGCGGCATGCTTCGACCTCATGCACAGACCCCTCGCGGCAGACCTTGCCGGTATTGAGCGTCTGCTGGACCCGTGTCTCGACGTAGTGGTTGATGATCTTCGTGCCGACTGTGTTGACAAGCACAATCGCAATAGCAACGATGGCGAGGTAGGCAACCAGCGGCCCACGCTCGCCAAGGGCGTTGCGCAACTTCTGTGTGGGACTAATCATGGACTCATGGCGTAGTGGCTTCTTGCAGGACGTTCTGGCAGTCACGCTTCGGAACGAGCGCCTGCATCCATTCCAGCAATGCCTTCCTTTGAGCCCTCAGCTGCTCATCGGTCAACTTCCGGTCGGGTGGAACCGGTGGATGCCCGAGCAGTCGCAGCGTAACCTTGACGGCTGTGTCGTGTCGGTCGTTCTGATCATTGCAGCCGTCAAAGATCGATGTAGTTCGCTGTTGTTGGATCTGGGTTGCTAGTTTGCTGTTTTCCCTCGCTAGCCTTGCCGTGTCGTCGGCGAGCTTCGAAGTGTTGTTTGAGTTCGTATCTGCCCGATTCGCCACGCTGCTAATCTGAAGCAGTCCGATTGCGAACGCCGCGACTACGAACAGGTAGACGCCGAACAACTGCCAGCGCGGAGTGTTGCCCTTTTCGGTCCAATATGCCTTGATGCTTTCTCTGGTCACTTGAAACCTAACGCTTCGAATAGAATGACGAGGGTCAAAATGAAGGTTAGGTAGGCGGTCGTGATCGGGTGGCGCTCGATCCACTTCATGACTTGCCGTTCTTGTCGTTCTTGTCGTCGGCCCGCAGGAACGCAGGCAGACCCATCATGGCCGCATACAACAAGAGCAGGGTTGGGCGTTCCGCGTTCTGGAACAGAGCTTCGTTGGCGACCCCTGCTAGCCCGCCAAAGAATAAGATCATGTCGCGAAGCGTTGGCCAGTTCTTCACGAGTGCTCGATCATCCGCCGTTACCATTGCGCCGACTTCCGATTAGAAACCCACTGATCATCCCCACGACGCCTGTGAACATTGTTACGAACCCGGCCACGACTGCCCTTGCAACCGACTCGTGAGCAAAGAGCAACGTCAAGATCATGCCAACACCGTAAAGCATCAGCAGTCCGAAGATCCACGGTATGACCAACCGGAATAGATCCTCGGACTTCATACTACTTGACTCGAATCAGGTAGTTATCAACTTCGTACGGCTGCATGTTCTGATGCGGGTTAGCTGCGGCAGCAGCGGTGTTGTTCAGAATATTGGCATTGCCGTTGTTTGTGGTCGGGCCTGCGCCGTTCGTACCCGCGTACCAAGCCACACTCAGCGTGCCGCCGCCGCCGGACGCGGCAAAGAACCCACCAGCGCTGTTGTCTTGGCGCGCTAGCAGCTGGCCGCCATCGCCAGCAACGTGCGAGTGTGCTGGCTGCGTATGCGCGTGGCCAGAGTCGGAATGGGTATGCGCCGGGACGCCGGACTCTGCCGCCGCCAAGGTGTAACGCTCAACACCGCCATTCTGGCCCTTGGCGCGGTTCGAGTTCGGCACACGGTTGGCCGCGCCCTGCGCGGTGCCCATGTTGTCCTGACCCATCGAAACGCGACCGCGCTTGTCAGGAAGGTTGAAGGTGGTGCTGCCGTCGCCTGCGCCGTAGCTCGTTCCGACGACAGTGAACAACGGTGCGTACTGACCGGCGCGTGCGATTGCGCGACCATCGGCCAACAGGAAGCGCGTGTCGGACGGATCGCCGGTGCCGCCGTACGGCATCATTCCACCAAGCGGGATGCCTGCCTCGGTCGTGATCTTGACCCAGGCACCGGCGATGTTGAGAAATAGCTCGCCGGTGTCGGTTGCGAAGTAGAACGAACCAGGGTTGGCCGAGCCGTGGCCTGCCGTCCCGACCGCCGCCGGTCGCCCGGCGAACGTGCCGGTGTAGATGTTGGCGACGTTGTCGAGGTCGTTCGCAAGGTTTGTGATATCTGACGGGACATTCGCCGCGTCTGCTCCAACGGGGAAGCGGTTTGCTCTGTTTGTGGTAGTGCCAGGCATTTAGAGTCCCGGGTTGGTGAGGACAGAGTTGTAGTTTGCGTGCTTGCCGGTCATGATGGTGTAGCTCGCATTGCTTGCTTGCAAGAGTGTGTAGTTGGCTCCGGTGAGCACGTTGTAGACAAGAATCAGGCCATATGCCTTTGCCGCTAGCGCCGCTGCCTGCACAATTGCCGTGCTATCCACAATCTCGCTGTTGTAGACGTACACGTTGAGCGTGTGCGCATCCGCCGACCGCTCTTGGATGATAACGGTCTTGGTCGCTGTCAAGTGCTCTTGGATAATTTCGCGTAGCAGCGCAATTGTTGCACGCCGGTTAGCCGACCGGCTTACAATCCTGCCGCGCTCGCGAGCGGACCAAACAGATTGCGCTTCTGATGTGGCCTTGTCGGGGACGAGGTATCCGGCCCATTGGCCGAGCCACTTGAGCCACTCGTCCTTGGCGCGCGTTAGATCGAGAATCTGGCTCCAACCCGGCTCGCCGTTTGGTCCGTCCCTGGAGATATCATCTACTGGCTTCAACATCAATCCTAGAGCGCTACAAAAGACTCTAAGATCATCCGTCGGATCGCCCCATGTATCTACCAATGGCTGCAAGTCACTGTACAAATCCTCGCCAACATCCGTGTAAAGCATGTTGAGAGAAACGGCATCCATCCAGAAAGAACCGGCTCCCGAAAGCGCATGTGTTGCAGTAATCCTGATAACACCGGCGCTCTCCATCGTCACTTGACCGGTAGGGTTTACCCAAACTGCCGACCCACCAGTTGCCGGTGCTTGATCAACGGTGCCCTCGCCGTCAACAACACTCAGGCTGAAACCCTCGCTCGCCTGCACAGCGCCGGTCTGCGCATACCAACCGCTGAATGCATACACGCCGCCGTCTACGGGAACGTCGGTGTAGTAGGAAGTTGAATGAGGGCTGCCGCCTCCAGAGTACACCAAGGCAACGTGCGTTCCGTCTATGGCCGTCAGAATACCTTGACTCGACGCCAACGGATTCGACAATGGATCGCCTGCGCTGCCAGGCACCATCGTCCAGTTAGCAATATCTACCTCAAACGTACCATTCTGAACAAGATTCGGAAGTGGCATCAGGTCACCGTACCATTGATCGTACCGGGCCTCGTCAGCGGGAAAGTGCCGAGCAGCGTTTTGTCGGTGCCGTCCTGGGCTGCACCGGCACCGTTGCTAAACGTCAGTGTCGTGACGTAGTCGAGGCCATCGATGTTGTTGAGGATCGTGTACAGTTCCTGCTGCCTTACCGTGACGTTGCGCTCCCAGCCCTGCTGGTCAGTCGGCCAACCGGGGACGCCCCAGTTCTTCGAGGCAAGATAGTCAGTCACCGCAGCTTCGGCGCGCGACTCAACGTCCGATGCCTGCGCCGACGACTTCTTGATTGCGACAAAGGTGACGTCGATTGTCGTGTAGGCCGGATCGAGCACATTGATGACAAAGTTCTGCTGGCGCAGACTCTGGAGGTAGGCATCAACCGTGCTCTTGAGCGTAGTGCCGATAGCGTTACCGTCAACATCGACTGCTGCCAAGGCGATGGCGTTCTCTGCGGCGAAGTTTGCCGCCACGCCGCCGACCGTCGTGTTGATCGTAATTGTCGTGCCACCAGTCCATGCTCCGGCAGCCGCCGTGACCTGTGCGACGTTCGTGTATTCGTAGCGGCCCTTGAAGGTAATCGTGACAGCAGCGGGCCACGGACCGCCCGTAACCGTAACGTCGCCAACCTCGATGTTGTTCAGCGCTTCGAGCGCAGTCTGGATCTGCGTCGCTGTTGCGTTCCAGACGAGGCCCGCAGTCGTCTGGCCGCTGAACGTAATCGTGCCGCCGGTACCGCCGGTGTAGTTGTGCGAGATTGTCTGCTGCTCGCTAGTGCCCGGCAGGAAGTTGTCGATTGCGGCGGCGCGATAGACACCGGCGATGTTGCGCGCTAGCAACGCCGCGTCCTGACCGAGCAGCGGACGCGGAGCCATCAACGAGAGGTAGGTCGTCAGCCGGTTGAGATAGTCCTCATCGCTCTCATCGTCGGCACCGCCAGCACTTGGCGAAACCGCCGTCGCGGTCGAGAGCCAGTCGATTTGCTCAACAAGCTGTACGATTCCGCCAAGGCTATTCGCCGCCGTACCCTCTTCGACTGCCTCGGCGGTGGTCGTGCCCGTTGTCTGCCCTGCTACAATGATGAGGTCCGACTGCGTTTCGAACAGGTGCAGGTCGCCGTTGTCGTCAGTCAGGCCGACGGTCGTGCCGGACGGCAGGGTGTAGCCGGTCGCGTCGATGGCCGTGAACTGGATGCTGATCGTCGCGTTGACGCCAGCCAGTGGCTGTAGCCCGATCACCGTGCTGCCGAAGTAGCGGAAGATTGTGCGCTGCACGCGGCTTGCCATGTCTGCGATGATCGCCATCTTGAGCGCAACGAAGCGCAGGATGAGTGCGTCCAGCTGTGCATCGGACGGCTCCCAGTTCGGGTAGAAGTTCTGGATGTAATCCTTTGCATCCTGGTAGATGTCTTCAGGATCGGTGTCCAGCGGTTCAAGAATGTACTCAGGCACTAATTGTCACCCCGGACATTGATCGAAATCTTGCGGACGAGTTCGTCGTATCGAGTCGGGTCCTCAACCACAAGGGTATCGGATCGCGGCTCCCATTGACGTAGGCTAGCTTGCAGCGCGGTGGCAATGCCCGCTACAGTGATCTGCCGGAACACTATGTCGGGAATACCAAAGCCCGGAATGGCGACGTTGCTACCGACCGGGTAGGCGCAAATGGCTTTGACGCAGTCGTAGATGTCCTCGTACGAGTCCTGCTCGTTGACAAACGCGCCGCCGTTTTTGCCGCCAAGTTTGAACGGCAGTTGCAGGTGTGGGTTCTCAACTTCGCTTTGTCTAAATGGTGGCACTAGATTTTCATCCCTAGGTATGGGCTTGCACGAATCTGGCGGCGCGCGATAGTGACAGCACCCGCGTCACGCCGAATGGCGAAGTTGGCAACGGTAAGGCCGGGGTTCAGCCAAAGCGGGATACTACACGCACCCCACGCCGCGTCGTTCTGCGCAGCGACACCGAGCCAGTAGGAGCCAGGCGAACCGATAGTGGCAGGCTCAAACCTTGTAGCCCCCTTCAGCACTACTCCGAACCCACATTGGTATGTGGGTACATTCGGACCCTGGATAAAGCCCTCAAGATCGAAGTGTGTCAACCAGCGCTCGCCGACCGGAACATGGATTGTAAACCCAAGTCGATTTCCCGCTGTATCGTCCCACGCATTGACATTCGGCACCAGCCCGGTGTAGTTCGCTGTGTCGCCATTCCAGTAGGCGGTCCGTGCCGACGGGATGATAGGGAATATCGTCCTCATGCGGCCACCTGAATGTCGAGCAAGTGTTGTGGATCCATGCGGTGTGCTAGCATGTACACATTCGTCGCGTCCATCCCCTCGACTAGCGCCGAGTCCATCATGGCCAAAGGCAGCTGACGCGAGCCGACCGCGAACAACGTAGCAATCTGCTCTGCGGTCAGCGCGTAATCGAGAACGAACACACCGTCCAAAAGTCCTTTATACACTTCAACGCCGGTGGCAAGCTCCCCAATGAAGAATGACCCGGTGCCAATCGTCGGCGTAGTGAACGAAGTGTCTGCACCGACCAACAGTCCGTCTAGATAGATTTTGCGCTTCAAACCGGCAGGCTCGGCGTTATCCCACACAGCGACCCAGAAGTGCGGCTGGCCGTCCCACACATTAGTTACGTAGCCCGTCAATCCACCATCTGCGCCAAGCCCTGTCCCATCCCATGTGGACGGGACGCCGGTAGCTTGAATGAACAACGGTCGCCAGTCAGACGCCGTGCCACCGCCTAGACAAAGCACCGTCATCTGGTTGCCAGCAGGATTCGAGCCACCTGTTTGGAACCAGCAGCCGACCGAACGCGCAGCGGCGGCGAACGCTGCTGGAGCTGTTGTGGAGTAGTAGTTACTAGCCAAACCAGGGAACGACTTTGCATCGCGAAGTTGGCCGTCAATTCCGTCCACGCTAGTGATCGTGCCGAAGGCGGTCAAGTTGGCACCGTCAGCGCCCTGGTCGCTTTGCGACGTATTGGTGAAGTTATAGAGCCGTCGCGGTGTAGCAGGAAAGTCAGTCACCGCAAATGGGCCGCCGCGCTTGCGCCGCTTGACCTTGACCGTCACAGACGAAGGCGCAGCTGTCAAACCGTGGGGAACTGACGCTGCCATCAACATGCGAATCTGCTCCAGATCAAGAACTTCCGGATGCACGAACGCCTCATCGATCCAGCCGAACGTCGGTAGGTTCTCGGAGCCAGTACCAGCCGCCGCCGTGATTCCTGTGCTGCCGATGTTGAACGGCATGGACCCCTGGAACAAGTCGCCACCGAGGGTAGTACCGGTGGAATACACACTCGACGCATCGAGGTCGCCGTCCACGTAAAGCCGGAGTGTATCACCATCGTAGGTGGAAACACCGAAGTGCCACCGCTCGTCAGCAACGCGCGTGCTGCCAAGTAGGACGAGGTTGTTTGTGCCGTCAGACGAGATAATAGCCTTGAGTGACTGCGAGGGATCGGTGCTCAATAGCCACGAGCGTGCGCCCGCCACATTCGTGCCCTTACCCATCAGGCGGCAGCTGACCTTGTTGTTGGATATCTTGAACCAGCAACCCCACGTACCAGTACGGAAGTTGAATGGACCTCCGTTGGCATCAGCAATGAACAACCCCTCGACGTTGCTGCCGTGGAAACGCGCCGCCTCGTTGGCCGCGCCGGTAATGCCAGTATCGAACACTGGACTCTGAGTTGTCACCGTCAAGGTGCGACCGTTGCCGGACGAGTCGTTGAGGCTATCCATATTGTACAGCGCAATCGGTGCCGCCACGCCGAGCAATGTTGTAAAGTCTGCAAGTGTCAGTTGACGCCCGGCTCGCTTGCTTCCAGCAACGCCAACGCTGGAAATTGGCACGTTGCTAACCGTCAATGGCGAAAGAACGCGCGTTCCCTTCCAACTTACGATCCATTGGCTACCCTCGGCAGAGTCGTCAATGGCGATCAGAGCCGCATCGCCGCGCGTCGGCGCAAGTGCGCGACCGCTGCTATCAACTTCCGGCTCCCAATCAAGCGGGCCATAAACAATCCGGTCGGCAATCGTCAAGTTGGGAACGGATACGCGAACCTGGTCCGCTGGCGTAGCAGGCGTGTCTGCAATGAAGCCGTTGTAGAACGTTACGGCCATTAGTCCCTCGCCGGACCGCCATGTGCTTGCTTCTTGCCGTAGCTCGGCGGCGATGAGATGCTCGCCTTGAGATCATGCACGCCGAAGTGGACGTGGTTGAAGTGGTTGCCGCCGATCATCGTCATGTAGCAGATCTGGTAGCGATAGCGTCCGTGGTAGCTGCTGAAACAACCGCCACGGTGCGGTGAGATACCGAACCGCTTGCCAAGCTCGGACGCCAGCTGATCCATCTTTGGCGAGCCGCTACCGGAACCCCAGTTATCCGACATATCAGCAGCCCACGAGTACCAGGGCGGGCCTGCGTGGTCGGAACGGTTGCCGCTTGTCGTTGTGACGCTGTGCTGGTGATTCGCCGCCTCGACGTGCGCCGGTGTGAGACTGCCCTGTCCGCCGCCTGCCTGGAAGCGGTCGCTGATCGAAAGCGCAATCGGGATGATGACGGTGTCGATGATGTTCTTCGGCGTGCCCTCAACGTCGCCGGGGCTGACCGGGCTGCTATCGCCGCCGCCGGTCGGACGCTGGCCCATGTCGTGGGCCGGTTCCTTCTTTTCCTTCAACGGCTGACTTAGAGTGATCTCGCCAAGTGTCCCGAAAGCCGATTTGCGAATGTTGGTGACGAGCCAACGCCCGCGCATGCCGGAGCTACCCTCGTCAAACACAACGACCGTGCCAATTGGAGCGGCCCATTGCTGCATCCGCACCGACAGCGTCATCTGCTGAACCGGCATGCCGCGATTCCAGTTTGCGCTGACGTGCTCTGCGACAACGCTAACGCCGCCGTTGGCGCGCGGATCAGGAAACTCGTGTCCTGTACGGTGGTAACGAATCCGCGCTCGCGCTGCCGACTTGAACAAGTCCTCTTCGGAAATGAAGTGCAACTCGTCCTTGACCCAGAAGGCGCGCCAGTTGACCGGCTCGGCTAGCCGGTACATCGCTTCCAGGTAGTTCTCACCGCGCGGGCCATCGGGCGGTCCGACCATGAACTCGTAGCTCTTGATGAACGACGTGTCGTCGGCACCCTGCCCACCGGTCCACGCCTCTACGATTTTCTCAGCGTTCGCTCGCGCCCGGTCGCACTTCATAGCGTAGAGCGGATCGCCAGCGCCCTGCGCCTGCTGACACAGCTGTCCTAGGTCCGAGTTTGGGTGCGCCCGGACTAGCGGGACGAAGACATCGAGGAATCCATGCTTGCCGCGTGCGCCGAACGCATCCTTGTAGGCGTCACCGGTTGCAGGCCACCACTTTGGGTCCTGCTGGAAGTAGCCGACATACTTCTTGTTGTGGCCACGCCCGAAGTCCGTCTCAATTGAGACGACCATAATCGCACCGACCATCGCTCGCGGGCTGCCACCCTTTTGCTCCGTGGCGTTGAGCACGTCGTCGGCAACCTTGATGTCGTGCTCGTTCATCGCGTACTGCGTGCCGTCGTTGCCGGTGAAGTGGAGCTTGACCTTGTCATCGAACCCTGCACCACGGCGCGCATTTGTGCTGCGCTTCGACGCGGGCTTGGTCTTGGCGATAGGCTGCTTCTTGCGTAGCTCGGGGCAGACCATCTTGATGTTGACGCCCTTCTTCTTCACGTGGCCGAGTAGCGACTTGATGAAGAGCGCCCGTGTCATGTGGTTGCGGCTTACCTTGTAGGGTCGCGTGTGGTATGACAGATAGGCGGCGTTGCGCGTGATGAACGTCAACGTGAGATCGTCGTCGTCCGGCGCGACCGTGAGCAGGCGGTACCAACGTCCGGGTGCTCCACCCGGATTGATGTCGATAGTGTGGTCGAGCGCACCGCTGTTGAGCAGTTCCCAGTCGGGATCGTACAGCTGCAAGGTAAACGTCGGCGTCTGGTCGATGCTGTCCTCAATCGTCGCGTCGAGGACGATGCTGCGAATGTTGTCCTTGTAGACCTTGTTGCCTAGATCGACACCGGCGATGACGATTTCGCCGTCGCCTAGTTTCGTACCCGCGTTGTAGACCTTGATAATGAGATCCCGAATATCATCGACGCCGATGTTGAAGACGCGCAACTCGTCCTGGCTGTAGTACCTCCGCGCGCTTGCGGACGACGCGGTGACGTCGTCAATCGCGAGGCTAGGATCGTCGATCAGTTCAGCGGCTGAAACGGTCATCTTGGAATGCGCAGTTGCTTACCGACAGTAAGCGAGCGTGGGTCGCGGAGGTTGTTGGCGTCTGCAATGATCTTCCATTTGTTGGGGTTGCCGTACTTTGCGGAGGCGATCTTCTGAAGCGTGTCGCCCTTCTTGACGATGTAGATTTGCGGCTTGCGCGCACGGTTCTTCGGGCCAAGACGGCGCAGGATGTCATTCGAAGATTTGTGTTGCCGGATCGTCAGCATACCGCCGCAGCGCATCCGCAGTTGGTACATATCGGAGCGAACTTCAATCGCTCGATCCCAGACGACGCTCTCGATCACCCATTGATGCACCTGGCCTGGCTGGTCGCCGCCGGTCATTGTGTCGTCGTGCGGGATTGCGCCGCCGCCATCAACTCCGAGTAGCGGCGGCTGCTGGTCGTCGCCTAGGCCGCAAAGGTTGCCGAGGACGTGGCACATATCCTCAGTTGCGTTGCAGCGGTCGAACTCGTCAGGGTCGCGACCATCGCGGACTGCCGGGATCGAATGGAGCATGCCAAACGAGTAGTGGTCAATCACGAACGGGATCTCAACTGCAATCGGGTTGCGGCCTTCCCAAACAGTGAGTCCGATGTTCTTCGGTCGGCCCTCGACCGTCCAACCGCCGTAGCCATCGACCACGAGCGCCGCGCCGTCGCCAAAGTAAGACTTGAACACCGCGTCGCTTTCGAGCGACGTGATCGTGAACATGGCCTTGGCGTGTGGCTCGCTATTGCGCGCCATCAGTGATCAAGCCTCCTTCCGCCGCGCCGCGACTTTGTATCATTCTCCCAGTCAACGTACGCCTTGCCGATCTCACGACGCTCGACGTTGAGATGCACATGCACCGGTGGCAGCATATCCGACACCTTGAGCATCGACTCGATGGAACGCAGACCCGCCGTGCCTTCTGGCTGGAACCCGCGCGGCGTGATCTGCATGCCGGACGGTGTTGCTGACGCAATTTCCGGGCCAAGCTCGCCAACGATTGACGACGTGCCCCACGGAATTGTGCCACCGCCTGCCTTGCCGCCGGGTAGCAAGCGTCGTCCAAAGACCTTTTTGAATACTGTGTTGGGTCCCTTTGCCGCTAGGTTGTATGCATCCTTTGCGATGTTCCTCGCGGTGTGTGGTGCGTCTTTTGGCTTTTGTGGCAGGTACTTCTTCAATACGGGGAACTGGTTGATGAGTTCCTTCTCAAGCTGGCTGCCGATGTAGAGCAGCGCCGCTGCGGTGAATGCCTTGCCGAAGATGTTGCCGATCACAGCACCGCGACCGGCAACCGCTGCACCAACTGTGCCTTCGGCAGCGAACGCTGCTGACGCGCCAACGGCGAAGTTGCGCACAAATACAGACACCGCGAGCTTGCCCATTGTCGCGAAGATTTGGCGCTTGAAGAAGTAGGCAAGCACGAACAACTTTGTGCTCGGGTCCATCGCGAGCCACGTCTTGACGAACTGCACAAACCCGGCCTTGGCAACCTGAGCAAAGAAGATCGCCGCCTTGCGGCCAAATGCCTGCGGGTCGCTGAAGAGAAGATCCAGGGAGTTGTTGAAGTCCGTGAAGAACTTGCTAACACGAGTCTGCCCGTTCGGTCCGACGATGACGCCGAGCCAGGCGTTGAAGCGGTTGACGATATTCGTCAGCTTGACGACTAGATCGCCGCCCTGCTTGTTTGAGCCGCTGAACACCGTTACGGTGAGCCGCCCGACTGCCTTGAGCAGACCCCACCAATCCTTGAAGTTCTGCACCGCGTTGGCGACGAAGTCCGCGAGCTTGGCGCGGTCACGCGAACCCTTGCGGACGGACATCGACCATTTCTCGAACGAGTCGGCCCATTCGACAGCATATGGCGTAGCCACGCGCAGTAGCCGGAAGAGGGCGAACAACAGGTTAGTGCCGCCGCGCGTGACGGGACCGAACATCGACCGGAACGCCTTGCTGAAGTATGCGATGTTGCTGCGCACCTCAGGGCCACCGAGTTGCGAGAACACACCGGCCATGCCGTGCCGGACCGTCGCGGCGTTGAGATTCGTCTGGTGCGCGAACGTCGGCAACAACCGCTGGCCGACGCCAACACCGCCTTGCAGGATCTCAAAGAGGCTCGCTCGCGCCGGACCGGTCTTTTGTGTCCACGCCTTCTTCAAAGCGTTGATCGACCGGACTGCGTTCCAAGCCTGGATACCTCCCTGTGTCTGGATTACGCCGAGCAGTTTGGCGTTGGCTGCGGCTGCCTGCTTGGAGCCTGCGCCGTACTGCGCGATACTCAGGTTGAGCGCGTCCTGCGCCGTCTTGATCTTACCAAGCTGCCCGACAGCGGTGATACCGGCGATGCCGATGCCGGACAGCCCGACGATGAACGCCGTGAGACCGGCACCGCCGACGACACCGGCACCGGTGATTGCCGAGCCAAGCGACGACGCCAATTCGATCAGCGCAGGCGAGAGATAGCCGCCAATCGTCAGCGCCGTAGACTTGACCTCGCCTGCGGTCAACGACAAGCGATCCTTCCAGAAGCCCCAACGCTTGCCGAGCAGCCCGGCGCTCTTGGCGTTGCGACCGGACATGAAGCTCAACACACCGAGGTCGCGACTCGTCTGCCGAGCCTCATCGCCAACGTCGTTGATCTGACGGGCGAGTCGTCCCTCGATGAGAGCTAGCGCCGCATGTTGCTTCTCAAGGCGCGAACTGATGAGCTTGAGGACTTCCAGTTCCTCGCTCGCCTTCGACCCCTCGTATCCAACATCACGCACAGCCCGAGCAGCACCATGTGCTTCCTCCTTGAACTTGGCGGTGCCCTTAGCAATGAACTGGGCAATGATGTTTTCTTTACGAGAGGCCATTATTTGGTGCTATTCGTACTCGATCCTTGCTGACGCCTGTTGCCCTTTTCCAAAGCCTGGGAGAGTTCGCGGATGATGAATTTTGCCTGTAGCTCGCTCCTTTCTCTGTCAATCTCGATCATCCGCGCTCCGATGGTACGAAGGAAGTGCATCTCAACCTCATCGTTGCAGTTGACGAATAGCAGCGGGTCCATTCCCGCGCAGGCCGCCATTGCGATGAAGGTTGTATCATCGGAGCTTAGGATTCCCCCAGGATTTCCTCCAGTACGTTGAGGCCGCTCTTGCTGGGGTCGCGCATCCAGCGTGCGATCCGCTGCGCGTGCATCGTCACGGCGGTCGGGTTCTCAACCCATTCGCCTTCCTGGCCGCCCTCCTTCTTCTCACCGAAGAGGAAGTTGATCGTCTTGTAGACGCTATCGACCTTCGGGCTGACGGTCGGGTCATCGAACACGCCGAGGACGTGAGCGGCGCGGTCGTAGCCAACCTTGCCGTTGTCATCTTCGAGCGGCACTCGGTCGCCGGACTCCGGGTCGATCATGTGCAGGCCAACGGCTGCCTTTGCGATCAGGTCGAGGTCCGCATGGATCTGATCGGACTCGCCAGCGCGGATCTTGCGAGCCGCGTTCTCCGACATGACGTCGAGTTCCTTTGCGCCAAGGACGCGGTACTCAGCGATCAGGTCGCCATCCCACGAGGGGACATCGATGAACAGGTGAGACTCCCGCTCCGCACGCTTTGCCTTGGCCCTATCCAACAGGCTCTTGGAGCGTGCGATAGCGGGTGACTCACCGGGAACTGCCGGAACCGTGCTCACCGGTTCCATTTCGTCGTTGTGAACATCTGTGGCCATTCTGTGCTCCTATCTGCTAGCCGACTTCGCCGTCGGGGTTGATGACAATCTCGAACATCGCCACGTCGGACGAGTCCGAGTCGGCATTCGGCTGGTTGTAGCCGATCAGGATGCCGGTGATGACGATAGGCACGCCAAAGACGTTCGCATCGTCGTCGAGGTACAACTTGGTTGCCGTCACACGGCCGCGACCGACAGCGGTCGAGAGCCAGTGGGCGTGCTGGTGGTCCCGGTCGAGGTCATAGTCACGGCTGACCGTGACATCCTCGATGGTGACGGGACCGCCGACAGCCACTTGCTTGCCCATGCCGCCGCGCCGGTGCTTGGTGTTGTCTGCGGTGACATTGCCGCCCTCCCAGGTATCGAAGATACCAAGGTCGCGGGTTTCGCCACGATACGTGACAGAAACCGTGATCTGGTTGTTGCGTGCTGAAACAGTACCAGGCATAGTTCACTCCTTTCCTAACCGGGGATCTGTTCCGTGACGAGGTACTTGACAATCTCGATGTCCACTTCCTCGCCAAAGGGCGACATGCGGAGCGAGATCACCGCGTGCAACTCGTTGTTGGCAATCGTCGTCGGCGTGTTGACCGACGGACCGACGTCAACCTTGAAGGCGTCGTCGGGAGTCGCGCCAAAGAGCGACCCTGCCAGGTAGAACGGCATGCACGCCTCACCGATGAGGGCTGCGCCGAACTCGTTGATCATGCGGTTGCCGCCGTCGATCTGACGGAAGATGAATCGCTCACCGACTGCGAGCGCCTCGGACAGAACGGCCCTTTGCAGGAAGCTGTTGCTGAGAGCGATCCACTTCGGATCGGCGGACGGGTCAGCGGTCGTGCGCCAACCGTAGACCTTGCGCGATCCGTACTTGTCGACAATCACGTTTGCGCCAGCCGTGTTGATCGACTGCCGCGAGGCGTCGTCGTACGTCTGGCTCAGCGACAGCACGGTGTTGAACACACCGCGCCCGCCTGCGGCTGGCTCGTTGGGCGAGTAGCCGAGTCCCATGTTGCGCGCAAACAGACCGGCGACGGCACAGCTGGGCGGAACCAGCCGTGTGCTGCCGGACGTCACGCCAGGAATCCGCAACCATGGGACAAAGATCCCCGAGAAGCGGCTCCGCTTGGTTGATGTGTCGATGACGAGCGGCGGCTGCGCCGTGATCGTCGCCACCGTTGCGGTATCCGGACCGTCGATGAGGGCGATCCTGTTGCGCGCGAGCGCATGGTTTGCGACCTGAACCTGACCAGCGGTCGTAGTGCGACCCGGTGCGAACACTGTGCCCGGACCGAGGTCAACGCCGAGCCTGTCGAGTCCGGCCTGCCAGCTGGCATCGACAATTGACGCGAAGTCAAGGTTGCCGCCAGCCAGGGCGAACGTCGCAGCGTTCGGGTCGTTGGCGCTGGCACCGGCATCGACGAACGTGATGTACTTCGACGTGGTGGTGGACCAGAGGATCGCCGCCTGATCATCGAGCAGGTAGGGCGACTCTTCCAGGATCACCGCCGCGTCGGTCTGGACACGGACCAGGAAGTACCCGGCAGGAATGTTGGAGTCCTGCGCGTTGGTCCGGATCACGACGTTGAGGTCGTTGCCGTAGTCGCCCGGACCCTTGGCGAACGCCGTCAGTGTTGCGAGCGCACCGGCGTCGGTGACGCTGATCGTCGCGGTTGCCGCCGCCGGTCCGACAACGCGCCCAACGTACAGAGCGTAGCCGCCTTCCTTGAAGAAGGTTTCGGCACAGTCGTACGCTGTGATCGCGTTGGCGTAGTTGCGCTTGCTGTAGGCGAACTTTGCCTCATACTCCGCCATGCTGTGGACGGCATCCTGCGCCGTCACAACGAGCGGACCAGACTCCGTGATACCGACCATGAAGCCGGTACCTACATCGGTCGGGATTGCCGTGACCGGCGCAGCTTCGCGGGTCGTGATGTTGACGCCAGGCCTGGTCATGCCTCACCACCTTCCTGGTTTTCGTCGGCGGTTTCGCCGACATTGTCTTCAACCGGAGCGATCATCGGCTCCGATGGGATCGCCCGCAGCTTCGCAGCGTCGATCAGTTCATCTTCGCGCTCGACCACATCTTCTGCGGCCTTCTCAGCGGCCTTGGTGCTAGGGAGGATCTTGCCCTCCTTGACCAGCCGGATGTTGTGAGGCTCTTCAAGGTCGCTCTTGTCGATCTGGAAGAAGTCCCCTTCTGGAACCGGGGCACCGGATGCCAAAGTCTCCTTAGCCACCCCATGCGGCCCGTAGAACTTCAAGCTCATGGAAGAACTCCTGGTTGGATTACAACTGTGTGGACTTCTGGGTCACCTGACGGCGGCGTACTCGGATCGACCGGCGGTGTAACCGGTCCATCGGTGTCCGTCGAGAACCCTTGGACGAAATACACGAACTCAAGACGAGCCGCGCACAGTGTCCGTGACTGGTCCTCGTCTACGTCATCGACTGCAAGGTCTTGCCAATCCTCCATTCTGATGTTGGTGCTTACTTTGCGTTGCTGGAGACAAAGCGAGAGCAGCGCCGCTTGGTAGTGGCCCGCTAGCTCGCGAGCGTACTTCGCCTCAGGCCCGTGGCACAATCCAACGACGCCGACGTGGATATAGGCATCCCAGTTGCCGTCGCCGCGCTTCTTTGGCGGATCTGAGAACCCGTCGGCAACGATGATGACTGCCGGTGTATTCTCTTCGCCGGGAAGCGCCGTGAAAGTCTGCTTGGTGATCCAGCTAGCGGGCCGGGCAATTGTGCCATAGGCGAGACTGACCTTCGCCTCGCGTGCGGCGAGGTAGGCATCCACCCAGGGCTGCATGTGGTCGATCAGCGCCTGCTCGACATCGTGGAAGCTCATCAACG